TGTCGATCCACGGTGAGGACTTCCCCTATCTCAACGAGGGATTCCCACAGACGCAAGGCGTGAGCTGGGACTGGGAAAAACCATGCTACTTCGACGTGGCACACTATCAGTGCAACATTGAATACAACGACGATGAGCAAGACGAAGAATGACATACCCGCCATCGAGGTGGGAAAACCCATCAAGGTAGATGGAATCACTCGCGCTGAGGTGGCCGACAAGCTGAAGGCTCTGAAAGAGCAGGCAGCAGCCGACAAGCTGAAGGCCCAGGGTGGATTCATTGAGTACGACGGCGGAGAGAAGTTCTCGGCGGTCATCACATTTGTTAAACCCTAATTTTTGAGAAGATATGGCACTCACTAAAATCATGGGACAGAACTTCCGCGCATTCGTGGGCGGTTCTGCCGTACCTGAAGCCACCAACTGTCAAGTGACGATACAGGGCAACCTGGAAGACGCCACGACCAAGGACAGCACGGGCGGCTGGAACGAGGAGCAGATGACCTCGAAGCAATGGAGTGTGCAGGTGGACGATGTGGACGCCTCTCTCGCCACGCTTCGTGCGCTCATCACCCGCTTCAACTCTGACTCGAAGACCACCGTCGGATGGGATCAGACCGCCGGCGCACAGAACCGCGAGGCGCAGACAGCTGCCTTCGCTCGTAGTGGTCAGGCTATTCTGAACGATTTGTCAATCAATGCCAACAACCGCACCACCATACAGGTCACCTGCCAGTATCAGGGAAGCGGCGCACTGGCTTAAAATCGCTGAAAGATTATGGAGAAAGGACAACATCTACGCCTCGTATTCCCAGAGGGAACAGGCACCGTCACAAACTTCTTTGTGGCATTAGCTACCGAATTGACCGTGCATTTTTCGGCGACGACGGAGGATAGCACGACAAAGGACACTACCGACACTAACGGCACATGGAACGAGTACGACGTGACTCAGCGCTCAGGTGACATTCAGTTTGGCGCACTCGTTGGAGTTGGAACAGACGCCACAGGCAAGTCGTTTGCCGATTGGATTGATGCCGTAAACGACCAGGTAATACCTTGGAAGCTCGTGACTGTGAACAACACCAACAACCGCACCATCGTAAAGACGGTATGCAGCGGCAATGGTAAGCTGAGCAACCTCCAAGCCAATGCACAGAACCGACAGAAGGCTACCTACAGCGGCACGCTGACGATGCACGGACCCGTGACCGTCGGTACCGACTAATATTCTACAAGGCCGCTCGCCTGTCTTGCACTTTTCATTCCATAGCCAAGCAGCGCGGGCGGTTTTTTCTAACGAACTAAACCCAGAAGAATATGTTACAGGAAGAAATCACATTGTGCGGCAAGCAGGTAACGCTTGCTTACTGCTACGGCACGGAAATCAGTTACAAGTTGTTGGCTGACGAAGAATGCACTGACTTCATCAGGGTAGTGATGAAAGGAATTACAGAAAAAAAGATGCCTGACAGCCGCAAGGCAATCTATCTCATCATGGCTGCCATGACAGCGTTCTATGAGTCACAGAACCAGGAAAACCCCATCGAGGACAAGCAACTGATATTCCACGCAACACCAGATGACATCGGACTGGCCATCGGAGTGATTATAGGCCTATATCTCAAATTTTACAAAATACCCGTCGAAGAGCCAGAGGATAAGCAAGAAAAGGTCAATCGTAACGGACGAAAGCGAAAAAACGCCTAACCGCCAACGACCTATATCAGTTGCTCGTTGGCGAGATAGGAATCTGCAGGCGTGAGTTCCTGTATGAAATACGCTTTTGGGAGGCTCGACGCATTATTCGCGGATATCGTCGTCGGAATATCCTACATTATCAACTCCAGAGGATGAACATCTGGGCAAGTATGTTCTGTATGGGAAATCCTGACAAGAAGAAGCCAGATGATATTGTCAAACTATATTTCGATGACGAATTGGATGACGAACACGAAGACAGCCTACCAACACCTGAAGAGCGCAAAGAAATGCTGGCAGAAATAAATGCCATTAATGCTCACTTCAAAGAAAAGGCCGAGGAATAACCTCAGCCTTTTTTCTTCAATTTATCCGCTATCATTCCGTAGTCTTCGCGCACATCCTTGGCCAGCACCTTGGCATAGCGGAGGGTCTGTTCTATCTTCCTATGTCCCATCATCCTCATCACGTTCTGCAGCCTCGCATCATTGCTTAGCATATAAGTAGCAAATGTATGCCTGGCCAGATGTGTGTGCAATCCTTCAATACCAATGGCGTTTCCAAATGTCTTAAGCTGCGCATTGTATTTTTGGTTAGGCATCTGTGGCACCTTCCACCCGTGGCGTTCAAGAACCTCCACCACTGGCGGCAGCAGCTGGCTTACGAACGGCACGCCAGTCTTTATTCGCTTTCCATTATACACCCATGCCTCACCGTCTTTGTGGTAGTTCTTGATGTCAAGTGCCTGCATGTCGGAGTATGAGAGGCCCGTATACATCTGGATGACGAATAGGTCGCGCACCGTTTCCATCTGCGTTCCTGGTACCGGATGCGTGTCCAGGATGAGCTGCATTTCCTCTTCAGTCAGATACTCGATGTTCTCGTCTTCACCGCTCCCGAACTTGCCGACAAGCCGGGCATAAGGACTGGCATCTACCACACCGAACATCACGGCCCTGTTGAGCATCGACTTAAGATGCTTATGATAGTTATGTATGGTACCGGTGCTCAGTACGCCTTCGTCTTTTTTAGTGTTTACGTTTGCCAGGTTGTGCAGCCAGCCGTCCCACTCGTAGATATTCTCCACCGTCAAGTCGCTCCATGCCCTTATCCGTCCAAACGCCTTCAGCCTGTCAAGCAGAAGCCAGTAGTGCTTCCGCGTTCCATCGCTGACATTCAGCATAGGTATTTCCTTTTCTATCCAGGAAATCAGCCCATTCCTGTCAACATTCACAGACGAGCCACTGTAGATGTACGACCTGATGGCCTCGATGTCTATTGGCTGATGTGCCTCGATAAACTCATTCACCTTCTCGTTGACTCTGCGCACAATAATGCCCAGGCGGTTGTTCAATGCGTCAGCGTCTGGACGCTTCACAACGGTACCAGCCCAGTGCTTCCTTTGCACACGCACGCCCGTATTAATATAATATGACTTGCGGTTAACTGTAATCCTGACCTCCAGCGTTCCTTCCTTTTCGCCGTCAGCCTGCTTTTTCCTATCGTATATTATTGATGTAGAAAACATAATATTCTTTAGTCTTTTTCGTTAGTAATATAGTCAATATTGACCATTTGGTAAAACATTTTAGCCCTCTGGTAAAACAATGGTAAAACATATAATGGTAAAATCCGAGGAAATCCGAGAAAATCCGGTAAAACCGATTTTTCTCAAAAGCCCTCCAAATCCCCGAAAAACAAAGAGGATGCCCGTATTTGCTACCGTCATCCTCTCCATTCTTCGTGATCCGGTCGGGATTTTGGGTCATTTTAAGGATTGCCAGTGGCTATGGGGGTTGTGGGAGATTCTGTTTCATAGGTGGTAAAACATTTAGGGGATTTTGGGTTAATTATCTCCGTCGTCTGCGGCAATTCCGATGTGGTGGGAATTGCCGTTTTTGTTGAGTTGTTCGAGAGCCTTGGAGAGGCGCTGGGTGGTGGTGCGCAGGTCGTCGCGGACTTGCTGGAGTTCCGACTTGACAGTCTGGACTTCTGCAAGCTGCTCTTTGAGCTGGATGCGGAGGTCGTCGACACCACGGATCATTCGAGCATAGAGTTCCAGGATATTAGAGGACATTTCGTCAGTTGGCGGAGCGTCCTCTTTTACTATGTGCGCATCGTTTGATTCATCGCCATTTGCGAGCAGACTGCCTTCACCAGTCAGAAGGTAGTCGAGGTTAAAGGTTTCTGGGTAGACCTCACAGATATGCGCAAAGAGCTTATCGGTCAAATACTTTTCATCGCCATTCATTGCAGCAGACATGCTTGTACGCCCATAATGCAATGCTTCGGCAAAACCAGTTTTTGTGTGGATGCCGCAATATCTACGAAGGTGCTCATAGACTTCAATCAGACGTTTTTGTCGCTCATTCATACGCTTTTGTCTTAAATGATGTTAATTTAGTTCACTTTTTTAGGATAAATGTTTGTTATCATACAGAATTGTCCTATCTTTGCAACCGAAAAGTAAGTAACACTAATCGGGCATAAGAATAGCCGTCAGGCGAAGTTCGCCTTTTCAAACAAACCGAACGAGCCGATTTGCAGAGGTAATGGGCTACAAATATACGGCTTTCTTCCCGATTTTAGTACAAAAGTGTATTATTATTAAGAAAGTTTAAAACAATGGCACAAGAAAAAGTAACAAGACAGGAGCTGCGTGACATGCACGTTGGTCAGACTCGCATCTTCACTCTGCACGAGGCGAAGAAGATTTCTTCCGCCAGGGTGACTGCCCATCAGATGAAAAACGAGAAGGAGGGTGAATGGCAGGTGAAGCCTGACTACGATGCCTGCGCTGTTAGCATTACGCGGGTAAAATAAGAGCCTTGCAGAAAGTGCAAGGAACGACTAAGAACTTTTAACAACAAGTACTATGGACAGAAAGACGAGAGAAGAGTTGGTGGCTGCTGCTGAGCGTGGCGCTTATATGGCCATGATGCGGGCCAACGAGCAATACCTGACAGCCGAGGAGCTTTGCAAACAATTCCAGATGTTTACAAAGGACTGGCTGGAGAAGTATGGCGACATTCTGCCCAGTAAGAAGATCACAGTGACACACCTTGATGGCAAGACACGCAGCACCAGGCGGTGCTACGCGAAGTTAGAGATTGCGGAGAACCTTCGCAATGGGGTGTATGATGACTTGAAGTTGCTGAGATAAAAGGAAGGGAAAAGCCTGGATAGTTGGCGCAAACAGGCAAGATTGGAATAAGGGGAATGTTTGGTCCATCACCGTAAATATGCTACGGCAGTTCTACCCCTCGGTGATGATTCCCTGAAAAGCATAGGATGAGCAGCGGGTTCGACTCCCGCACCTTCCACAAACGCCGAGGGACGTGCAGCGAGCAATCCCGGCAAGTAGGCTGAATATACTGAATACACAATGGCAAGATGGGTGGCGAGTAAGCCGTAGCGGTGATGACACCGTGACCCACCGAAAGGTGGCGAGGCTCGTGCAAAGCCCTGAGCTGAAACGGCAGCGAAATAGACCTCAAAGCTGATGGAGTGGAAAGAGACGGTACCCAACCCGTAAGTACAACCGGACGTAACGAGGTAATTTCCGAACCAGCAGTGACCACGGGTTGGTCTCGATGTGAACAATAAGGCTGGCAGGTAGTAGCGCAAGTCCGAGGGAAGGTTGTGAGAATTGAAGGCCGAATATGGTTGCCGTGCTACGGCAATATACAGAACGAAATGAATAGAGAATCCTGATTGCAAGTCCAATAGTGCGGATGGGCTCTGCGTCGTATGGCGTAGGCTGGTGTGGCTGCCAGCTGCTTGTATGAGGGAATATATATACGGTGTGTCGTGTAGTTCAGATGGTCAACGAGACTCACTTGTAGGTTTCGACCTACATACTGAGAGAGGTCGCCGGTTCGAGTCCGGCCACGGCACCAATACTTCTTAAACTAAAACAACGAAATCATGAAACAGAGATTTACAGAATGGATGGCAAAGAACAATATGACATTCTCAGCCATCACAGGTGAGACGTTTACAAACTCCGATGTCGTTTACACGCACATTGGCTTGGTTGCATTCCTGGTGCTGCTCTGCATTTTCGGAGAGTAACTGCAAAGTAACTGTAGAGTAACTTTGAAGCTATGGAACTAATACCCATGAGATTTGGCTATCGGCTAAACGTTGGCGGCCACCAGATACTGCTCACCAAGAAGGACATGGATGAGCTGGTGCGATTACTGACTGGCGATGGCACAAAAGTGGCTAATGTCGGTGGAAAAAGACGATACACCAAGAAGGATGACTTCATGGCAATGGCAGTCGGTGAATATACAGTGCTTCACATGACATTCG